TATAGGTATGTAAATAATAAGGGGAAAGTGTTGTGAAAACTCGGAAACCGTTAAGTAGAGAAAGGAAGATGGCGGAAGCTATGATTAAACGAATAGATACCTACATATCTAAACAGGGCCAAACAGATAATACCTATATAGAGCTCGAGGGGATTCTGAGACGCGTGGTCAAAGAGTTCGGTGTTAAGGTAGCTAAGTATAGGTATTCAAAGAATAAATAGGAGGTCGTGATGAAGACTGTGAGTATAGTATTAGAGCATGACCCAGAATTAGAATCAGTAGAGCAGCATGATCTAGCATGTCTGGCGGCTGTTAATGGTAAGTATTACCACGACTGTCTGCGTAAGGTTTGCGATATTCTGTTATCTTACGATAGGAAGAAGAGCTTATCTGAGGAGCAGAAGCTATTAATCAGAGAGTTAAGCGCTAAGTGCGCCGCACATTTCCAAGGAGTACGCCATGACAGCAGATAAGCCACACCGAGACGATCTGTACCCAGAGTACCACACACCTGTGACCAACCAGTGTCGTAAGTTCCTTTGGAGGCTCCCCGATGAGGAATTACAGGACCTATCCCAATCCTGTTGGGAGGAAATAATCAGCAAATATACGACATTCAACCCGGCGGAATGTGAGCTAAGTCTTTGGATTCACACACGTTCTAGGGATAAGTTGTATGCAATGTTGCGCATACTTCAGACGGAGAGGGAGCAGTTGCGTAAGAATACTGTGAGCCTTAACGGTATGGCTGATGAGTCTGGTAGGTACTTATGATATCCTTTGATGAAGCCTTGCTGGAACTCCGAAAGGTGGCGCCATGGGCTACACATGAAGTTGGTGGACATCAGGCTACCCACGAGGCTGCAGGACATCTGAACACTATAACGATAGGGCAACTCAAGCCTATTACATACTCCTGGGCTGAAGGTAAAGAGCTCTCACTTGGTATGGAGAACGCTGCTCCCATCATATATCAGTGGTATGCACATGTCGTGCCAAATGATCGAGTAATATCTAACATTATTCTCTTGACAAAACGTATCAAGAAGACTATACTTTAGATAAGACCAAAGGAGAACATGTTATGAACACACCCACAGTATACAAATACAACGAGCAGTTACTTACAGAGACAGAGGCTTTGACCTTGATTACTGAGCGGTTGACTCAGTCTAGTGGGCATATTATGTTAGACATTGAGTATATTCAAGCACTTGACAAACTTGATGCGGTAGGTTATTCCGCTGAGAAGCGTCAATCAGTAGGTGATCTGGACAATTGTTTACGGTTCTATCCGAGGATAGATAAGCACTCCTTTTACGTGGATGAACTATCGTATTTCAAGCCGTCGTATGCCTTGGGACATTGGTCGGATTTAGATTGTCCTTGTGTTATTTATCTTAATGTGGGGGAGGAATAAATAATGCGTAAACAAGAGAAAGACAGGTTAGTTCGCGATGAAATGGTAGACTTTGAGCGCCGCAAGCCTTTTGTCGCTGATTGCCTAGTCATACTAGGCTTCGTGGCCGTAGGGGCAACCGGCTTATGCCTCGCCCTTATATTTATCTGCACTATTTTGGGAGCGAAATGGCTATGACTATTGGGCAGCGAAGATATAAATTGGCACACACAATAGCGAAAGTTATTGTCACTACTTTGGTGGTTATGTTATTAATTTTAGAAACAAAAACAACTAACATCGTGTCGGTAGTGGTTTGGATATGGGGAGTGAATCCGATAGCTCATGCAATAGAGATAATTACGGGCTGTAAACATAAGCATGACTGGTTATGAAGAAATGTACTGTATGTAAAGAGCTGAAAGAACCTAAATCGTTCTACAGTGACTGCACTAGAGGGGACGGCTTGTCCTATAGGTGTCGAAGCTGTGCGAAAGTATATCGGGATAAGCGCCGAGGGAAGTTTAATGAATACCACAAAGCGCGGAGAAGGCGTGGTGAAGGTCTGCGTAGTGCATATAATATAACTTTGCAGGAGTATCAAGTTATGCTAGATAAGTGTGAACATAGATGCATGATATGCGATACACATAAATCGGATTGCTCTGACGTTAAGTTGTTCGTAGATCATTGCCACAAGACCAACGCTGTTCGTGGATTATTATGCCGACATTGTAATAGCATGTTAGGATTTAGCAGAGATAGCACTAAAACATTGCTGCGTGCGGCAACGTATTTAAGGAGAATAAGATGAGTAAAATTAGGGGGTATTCTATCTCAATGGTGACGTCTCTGAGTTGTTTTAGGTGCAGCGATATTGAATATTGTTTCGTGGTATACGAACAAGGTAATGATTATAATTATGATGTGGGCACATTTAAGACTAAGGCTGAGGCAGTGGATTTTATTATCAATTATTTAGAGAGTAACATATTGGAGGACTAATGATATGCGGGACTTAGAATTTAAACGGTGGCCTAAGATTAAACGTTTTATGGACGCAGACATGATTATTACCCAGAAGATGGAAGGTACAAATGCTCAGATAACGTTTCGGGAGGATTCTTCTGGCTGCATACAATGGTTCGCCGGGTCCCGCAACAGGAAACTATGCGCACTACATGATAACTTTGGGTTCTATAAATGGGCTGGGGAGAATCTACAAGCTTTGTATGATGTACTGGGTCCAGGTAGACACTACGGCGAGTGGTGTGGGCCTGGGATTCAGAACTCTGAAGGGTTACGAGAACGTAAATTTTTTAGTTTTGACCCGTTCTTGGAAGTGCTCGAGGGATTAAAACATTTGGTTGAGCCAGTTCCCCTACTCTATAAGGGACCGTTCAACTTGGATTCTATTCATGGCATCTTAGTAGGCCTAAGAGATCATGGCAGTAAGGTTAACGGATTTCATCCTGCAGAGGGGGTAATTGTCAATTTATCTGGTACAAGGTATAAATTATATTTAGATAATATAGATGATTTTGCTGTGCGACATCTACTTCGTGGAGGATTAATGACATGAAAACTTTAGTAAATAATGCGGCTATGTTGGCCACTCTATTACTTATAGTGTTGAAGGTATCAGGTGTTATCACTGCCTCGTGGTGGTTAGTGTTCTTACCTATCTTGTTTCCTTTGGGTCTTATCTGTGGTTTACTTATTTTTATGGTGATTCTAATCTTAGTGGGTGAGAAATGAAGGGGCTCGTGTATCTCGTGATGGAGCTGGAGGCTCTGGAGGGTATAGAGAAGTCAGGAAAAGCTAAAGAAATTCTCCGCACGGTTGAGATATATTATCGAAGGGGTTGGATTAATACTGATGTATACCAGAAAACAGTCGGCTACGTCGAGGACTTTGTGGAGATTAGCGATGAGTAACCTACTTGAGAACAAAGCATGCCCCAAGTGTAGCCGCACTGGTGAGGGTAAGAGTCTAGCTGTGTATGAGAATGGGGTCTACTGCCACGAGTGCGGTCACCACGAATTAGGGGAAGGTGTTATGAGTGAAGATTTTGTACGTACAGTTCAGAAGAAGACCCGTCCCATGATACCGATAGGTGAGTACAAAGCCATTCCCTCTAGAGGTATCAGTTTAGAGACAGCCCGTAAGTTTAAATGCACCATAGCTCAATACAACGGTGAGTCAGCCATGTGCATGTCTTACTACAAGGGTGGCGCTGTGGTCGCACAGAAGCTTAAGCTCAAGAAGGACCCCAACAACCTGAATAAGCCTAAGTGTATGTGGTTAGGAGATAAGTCTCAGGTGCCTCCGTTATGGGGTATGGACTTATGGGAACCTAACCCTAAGCTGGGCGTCACTATTTGTGAAGGCGAACCCGACCTTTTATGTAGGAGCACATTGAATGATGACCAGTGGCCAGTGCTAAGCCTATTAGATGGGGCCGGTAAGCAATCCCTGAAGGGCCTAGCTAAAGCCAAAGAATACCTATTAGGATTTAAGCGGATAGTATTAATGTTTGATGGGGATGAGGCTGGTAGAGCTGCTGCTGAGGCTGCTGTCGAGTTGTTAGGTCCCAAGGCGAAGATTGCACAGATGCCTGACGGAGAGGATGTGTGTAGCATGTACCAGAAGGGTAGGGGTGGAGAGGTATCCCAACTAGAGATACGCGCGGTTGGACACAGGCCCAAGGATATCGTTACTGTAGAGGACTACACTGATGAGCAGCTTTACGAAGTAGAGGGTAGAGGTATCGAGTTACCCTTCCCCAAGCTGAACCACTTACTACGTGGGTTAAAGCACTCAGCCTTGTATATGTTCTGTGCTGGTTCAGGGTTAGGTAAAAGTACGGTAGCCAAAGAGATAGCGTACGACCTTATGTTCAACAAGGGTATTAAGGTCGGGTGTATCTTCTTAGAGCAAGGCGATAAGGAAGCTATGAAAGATTACATAGCCATGGATTCGAACGTAGAGTGTGAAGACTTTAACATGAACCCTGACCTTATAGACTTGCCTAAGAGGACAGAGTCCCGTGATAAATTGGCCGAGACAGGAGTATTTTACAAGCACTTCGGGTCGTTGGATTCTGCAACCCTCATATCAAAGATTGAGTATATGATGGTAGGTTGTGATTGCGACTTCGTGATACTTGATCACATATCCATGGCCATCTCAGGCACAACGTCTAGCCAAGGGGAACGTAAGGATATCGACATACTGATGACCAACCTGCGGACAGTGATACAAGCCACCGGTAAAAGTGTCATAGCTATCAGCCATCTGAAGCGGCCCCCAAGTGATGCTAGAGATTATAATAATGGAGGCAAAGTAACTTTAAGTGCTTTACGTGGTAGCGCCTCATTGGAGCAGATAAGCGATTACGTTATCGCCCTAGAGCGTAACCAATTTGGGAGCGGGACAGAAGATCAAATCAAATTGAAAGTACTTAAGTGCCGCAGGGGCGGTAGGGTAGGGTATGCTGATACCTTAGAGTATTCGCATGAGACAGGAAGATTGTCTGTTATATGCAGCAACGAATTAGATGAAGATTAGCTTGACATTCTTATCTAATGTGCTATAGTTAATTAAACAACAACTAGGAGTATTATTATGATATTATCAGGAATCGCACTGTGGCCATACCTAAATAGACCGAAGCCGGCGTCCAAGTATAAGAAAAAAATTATACCTTCGTCATACACTCTAGACTTAATCTTAGATATTAAGACAGCCAAGAAATTGAAAGCTAAAGGCTTCAATATCAAGAAAGTTAAGGAGACGGATAACGAGTTGATGCAGGATTATATTGGTAAGCCTTTCGTTAACATCAGTAAGCGGGCCGAGTACGAAGGTAAGGACTTAGAAGGCCCAGAGGTGGTCGACGCCAAGAGGAAACCCTTTAATGGCATCGTAGGTAACGGCTCTAAAGTAAACGTTGTGTTCGCTGCTAAGGAATGGGAAGATGATAGGGATGACGGTAAGATTAAGATTGCTGCGAAGCTAAGAAAAGTCCAGGTGATCGATTTAGTATCTTATGAGAGCTTAGAAGAGTTTGAAGATGAAGACGGCTTCGAAGCTACCAACTCATCGACTAAGTCTAGTGAGAGTTTGGACGACATTGATGATGACGACTTAGACTTCTAGGAGGATTTAAGATGAGCACCAATTACGTTGTAATCGATTTAGAAACATACGGACATAAGACTTATAAGAGGTTCTGTAACCCACTCGACCCTGAGCACTACATAGTGGCTGTGGCGTATAAGTTCAAAGGACAAGAGGCCCAAGTCGATTACAACTACGATGGTATCTCACCTGACGACGCCTTTAAGAACATAGACCTCAGTACTGTAGATGTGATCATTGCTCACAATGCGAAGTTCGATCTACTCTATCTGTGGCCAAGTAAGATACTACAGGATTGGTTGAGGTGTGGGGGACGCATCTGGTGTACCCTACAAGCCGAGTACCTTCTTAGAGGACAACAAGGAGTCGTACATGGCGGACGGGGCGCTGATAGCCTGAGCTTGGATGCTTTGTCTGTTAAGTATGGTGGTACTCTTAAGGATGAAGAAGTTAAAGATGTGTGGTCTAACGGCGGCACAGTTTTAGATATCCCGAAAGATCAATTAATAGAGTACGCAGTATATGATGTAATCAATACAGAGATAGTCCTAGTGGCGCAGATAAAGAAGGCTACGAAACTAGGCATGATTCCTATCATCACTACGTACAACGAGCATCTATTGGCTGTGACTGAGATGGAATTTAATGGGATGTACTTCAATAAAGAGAAGGCTAAGGTGTATGCTGCGAAGCTGGAGAGGAAGTTAGAAAAACTTAGTAGGGACTTAGTGTCGTTACTGGTAGACAACGAACTCTGGCCTCAGCAGATGGTAGACTTTAATATAAAGAGCTACAGGCATATGGGTAATTTATTCTTTGGAGGCTCTCTCAAAGTTAAACAGAAGGCTCCCCTTCTAGGGAAGGATGGCCAACAAGTTAGATTTAAGAGTGGGCCCCGTGAGGGCGAACTGCGAACACGCAATGAAGTAGTGGAAGTGTTAATCCCAGGTCTAAACGAACCTTTTCGTAATGAGTGGACGACAGATAAAGGTGGTCGCGGGACTGGAGAAGATGTTTTACTAGCATTAAAAGAAATAGCAACAAACGATTTAACTCCTGACGTAATTAATCTCTTGTTAAAATATAGGACGCACGCTAAAATACTTTCCACGTATTTATATAAACGAAAACCAGATGGAGAATCTGGACTGGTTCCATTAGCACATATAGATGACTGTTTACACTCAGAATATGAAACAACTTATACTGAGACTGGGAGATTATCTAGCCGCAACCCTAACCTGCAAAACGTACCGCCATTTGTGACGGAGTTGTTTGAGTCTAGGTACGGCCCAAAGGGTAGCATTGTAGAATTAGATTTCAGCCAGCTAGAGATTGTGGTGCAGGCATATATCACACAATGCCCGCAGATGTTACAGGACATAGAGGATGGTGTAGACTTCCATTGTCTACGTCTCAGTTATGCAGAAGACAGGCCGTATGAGGAAGTGTATGACCTCTGCCAAACAGACGCAGACTGGAAGTTAAAACGTAAAGCAGCTAAGATTATATCTTTCCAGAAGGCGTACGGCGCTCACCCAAGTAAGATCGCAAACGAGGTAGGGTTACCTGAAGCTACCGTCACAGGCATCTTCGACAAAGAGAGTGAACGCTACCCAGAGATCAATGCCTACTATGATGGCATGACTGATTATTTAGATTCTAATCACGAGTATACGGATAGACCTTTGGATGTCAGAGTTAACGGTGTATATGAGACGAACTATAAAATGAAACAGATTACGGGTAAGTACCAAACACTCACAGGTAAGCGGTACACATTCTACAAGAAGGCTGTACAAACTAAGAGAGGCGTGTTTGAATATTGGCCTGGACCTAATATCATGAACTACCCTATCCAAGGGACAGCGGCTGACATCGTATCCATGCAGACAGGTAGAGTCTTCCGTTACATGTTAAACCAAAGAGATAAAGGGTTGATGGTTAACGAAATTCATGATAGTAACGTATTAGATGTTAAGAACGAATACGTAGAAGAGATTACAGCGGAGGTCAAAAGGATATTAGAAGATGTAGAAACATCCTTTAAGACCTTGTTCGGTTTAAAATTCAACGCTCCAATCAAAGTTGATAGTGGTCATGGGGTTAATTGGCGGGAGGCAAAGTGATGAAACATTTAGGGCAATCTAAGAAACACGCAGGACTGGAGGCCGTAGTTAATATAGGTAGCGGGATGTTTATAGCATTCACATTATCTCAGTTAGCTTCTTACTGCGCTCCTGAGATACGTATGTATATCTGGACAGGGTTTGAGTGGAATGTGGGAGCAGGAAGTAATCTATTTATGACTGTGGTACTCACGTTTGTAAGCATGGCTAGAAGTTATGTCTGGCGGCGAGTGTTCAATAAGGTGCACGTTAAAAAGTTAACTGAAATGTTGGAGGGTAAAGATTATGCCAAATAAAAAGAAAGTCACTGACCCCAAAGCAGCAGCGGGAAGCGTTAAGATGAGGTTCGATCATATCCCATTAACCGCTTGGGTCGATTTGTCAGATGGGATGATCGACGGTGTACCTAAGTATGGAAAGTTTAATTGGCTCTCGGTAGACGAGCCACTAGATAACTTAGTTTATGTTAACGCTGCACAAAGACATTTATTATTGTATCTCGCAGGCGAGGACTATGCTAGGGATAGCGGAAGATATCATATAGCTCATATCATTAGCGGACTATCTGTATTAAGGGACGCTGAGGCTGCGGGTTTAGCGGCAGATGAACGAGTGAAGTTGCCTCTAGAAGCATTGAATAATTTTGCTAAATCTATTTGCGGAGAAGAGTATGCCAACCTTCCCTTAATAATCAAACCATAATTTAGGAGATTACTATGTCCAGAAGAAAAGCTAATGATGTAAATGCATGGGCAACTATCATACAAGAATACGAGAATAATTACGGTTCGGGAGAAGGTCCGCCGGGAGAGGATGTTTTTGAGGTGGAGTTGATGACCCCCAAGCAAATAGTGGAGGAATTAAATAGGACGGTGATCGGACAGGACAAAGCTAAGGAGTTAGTAGCTATCGCAGCGTGGAATAGATTATTGTCTATGAAGAATAAAGAACTCGAAAGAGATGATGATTATTATTTTGAAAAGAATAACATACTGTTAGTAGGCAACACAGGTTGTGGTAAAACACATCTCATCAAGGCGTTGGCAGAGGCTGTGTCTTTGCCTGTGACTATACAAGATGCCACCGGCTTCACCTCTGCTGGGTATGTGGGCAGGGATGTAGATGAATGCATCATTGATTTATTTGAAAATGCTCGTACGTTGGTCGAAAAAAATTACGATACCCTCTACATGAGTCGTTACGATAAGTCGGACTTAATTAAGAAAATAGCTGAGTACGGAATCATATATGTAGATGAGGCAGATAAGATACGTACCAGTAATAGTAATGGTAAAGATGTTAATGGGCGCAGCGTACAAGAAGCCTTCCTAAAACTAGTGGAAGGTACAGAGTGTACCATAAAGAGTGTCACATATTGTGGCACCGTGGACACATCCAACATGTTGTTTATCTTTGGCGGAGCTTTCTCGGGACTGGACCAAATCATCTCTAAACGCTTGGACGGTAAGAGTATTGGATTCTCTGCCCCACTCTTATCTAAGGCTGAGAAATCTAATCTATTGAACAAGGCTTCCATATCTGATTTTACAGCGAACGGTATGATACCCGAGTTAATGGGTCGGCTCCCCATCATCGCCGTACTAAAAAACTTAGATAGAGATATGATCTATAAAATCTTCACTCTTCCGGAACGTTGTATCATGTCCCAAGTAGTGAATGAGTTCAAATCATATGGAGTGGAGGCATACTTCACCGAGGATGCTGTAAACCATATTGTAGATCAAGCTCTAGAACTTAAGCTTGGTGCGCGAGGGTTGAAGAGTGTATGCCAACAATCCCTACGACCCCTACTCTTTCATCTACCCTCAAACGAATTAGATAGACCGTTGATGATAACGAAGAAACTACTATTAACTATAGGAGAAGACGAATGAAAGAGCAGCACAGTATAACAGAGAGGGTTGCTTTGGTGGATGCTGATAGTCTTATCTACTCTATAGGCTACCAGACAGATAAGCTAGAAGAGGACAGAGTATTCGCTGTCAAATTGTTGAGGCAATCCGTAGATAACATTCTTGATGGTGCAGAATGTTCAATGTTAGAATTGTATTTGGGTACGGACACCAACTACAGAGATTCTATAGCTACGATGAAGCCTTACAAAGGCAACAGGGAGACATCAAACCGTCCACAGTTCTATAGGGAGCTACGTGCGTACTTAGTAAAGCAACGGGGAGCGGTATTGTGTGTGGGCCAGGAGGCTGAGGATGTAGTAGGTATCCGTTCATATGAGTTCGATAACTTCGATGACTTTGTTATCTGCCATATAGATAAAGACCTTGACATGTTAGCAGGAGTGCACTACAATTACAGAACAGGAAAGAGTTATGAGGTTGATAGATATCAAGCACTTAGAAACTTCTATGTACAGCTGGTCACTGGGGATAGTGTGGATAACATCCCAGGGCTGTATCACCAACTGCTTATAGATGAGGATGGGGAGGCTGCATACAAGTTTAGGTACAGTAGATATAAATCAAAATTAATTAAAGATTTATCTGAGCTAACCGATGAATTGAGTATGTGGCAGCATGTGTACGGTATCTACAAGGAGTGGGGCCAAATAAGTAAGCACGGCATAGACCGCATCCTTGAGATAGGACAACTGCTGTGGTTACGTAGGGAACAAGGGGAGCTCTGGGTGCATCCGATAGATAGGAAGTTTGATTATATAACTGACGACATACGGGAGAACAAAGATGAGTGATATATTGATAGAGTATGAAGAATTTTGTCTGAGTGTAGATGAGACATATAACTCTCCGTGCACCGATGCTGTATGTTTAATGCATTACGCCACAGGGCTTGCAGCCGAGACAGGAGAAGTGTTAGAGTTATTACAAAAGGCTATACGCAAGGATAAAAAAGTTGATGTATTTATTAACAATGTGGAGTTAATTAATGAACTTGGGGACGTGCTTTGGTATCTTACTAGATTAGCAAACCATAACGGTATCTCGTTGAAGCGTGTCATTGCTTGCAATAGAGCTAAATTACTTCGCCGACATGGGGGAGAATAATTATGTGGGGAGCAGCGATAGGATTGTTAAATGTTATAACAGGTGGCATCTTCGGTCTCAAGAACAGGAAGGCGGACCTTCTACAGGACGGTATTAAGTTAGCTAGCCAGATAAAGAGTGAGGATGCGAAGGCAGGAGTGGCAGCCTTCCAGATGGCCATAGCTGAAACTCAATCAGAGTCCTGGTTAACTCGTACGTACAGACCTCTGATACCGTTCATCTACACCATGTTCTTTATAGCCTTCGCCTTTGGGTATGTACCACAGGCGCTATTAGGCCCTATGCCTCCCGTCATAGCTGGTATGTTTGATGTGATGAATACCATTGTCCTGGTAGGTTACCCTGCCCGAACGATAGATAAGATAGCTAAGCAGATTAACTTAGGTAAGATAGCTAACACTTTTATTACTGAACTGATGAGTAGGAGGAAACGATGAAGCCGATTAAAAGAACTCAGGAGGACCTTGTAATTAACGACATTACCCCAAAAGAATTTGCAGATTACTTTATTGGTAATTGTGATTCTTGGCAAGCAGACGTTTTAGATGAGATAGGCAATCAATTTTACGACCTAAACTTGGAAATGCAGATACTTTATTTTACTAGAGCAATCGAAGGAGATAGTAAATTTTGGTGGTTTTTAGAACAAATAGAGGCGTTTAAGGAGATTAATGCTAATGAATATTAAGACACCGCCCCGTAAGATGGAAGAGCACGCTCTGGTAGAGTGGGTATATGATCACGACTTTAAATACTGGTCCGCTATATACCTCGAGATAGTACAAGATAACCCTGCTAAGATGGAAGAGCTATTTCGACAAGAAGTGTATGACATCATTGATGACGCAGTACGGTATGGGGATGAATATTCTAAGTATATACTTGATGAGAGGGATGAGGACGATGTTTATAATTGCCTACACTTCCGCAAACCAAAGGATAACAAATGATGTTAACTAAAGCGGAAAGAGAAGCTGTTGTAGCGGAAATAGAAACTGTTGTGGCGGACACTATACCATCAGAGTTTAATTTTACAATTGAGTACGTCGTAGGTTTCATGGCGCGCCCATTTTGCCGGGTAGAAATTATACTCGGTTTGAGATACGTGCCTATAAGATTCTATAAAGAGCACCCAGATCTAGTTAAGGACCAGGTTGGAGTAGCAGTAAATGTATTATTAAACGAACTTAAGGAGGATGAGTAATGACTATGAAGTGGAAGGAGTGTTCGCCAGATGAGGTGAAAGTTTCCCGACTAATTTGGAGTCAAGGTACTCCACACGACCCCGCAGGTTATTATGTTAATCTGGAATTCAGAGGTGCAAGTATACAAGCATTTTTAGCCTACGCTGACGAGCCTACAGGAGACGACGATGAGTAAATCAATTCATAATGAGATAATAAATTTCTGCAAAGAGTTCTATAAATTGAAAGCTAGGTTTCCCACGCTTAGTGACTTGCACGAGAATGGTATCACTCGTGAGGTGGTCAGACAGAATTTTAAGACTAAGTCTAATCTACAGAAGGTAGTAGAAGAAGAGATGGCTTCAGCTTATCTAGAGGCTCCTAAAGAGAATACGGTATCTAAGTTTAAGAAGAATCAAAAGAAGTATGTAATCATAGGAGTGCAGAACAATACCTACATCGACCAAGGATTGATGAAGTGTTTGGTGCAGTACGCGAAGCACAACAAAGCAGAGATACTCGCGTTGCCTATGTACTACCGTAACCCTACTAACATCACAGAAAGCAATAGGATAGAGAAGGAATATTGGTGGGATGATAACTTCCCTGGGAAGTATGTTACCAAGAATATGAACCTAGGGCCCCACTTAAAACTAATGCCCGAGCATCGCATCAGCGTCACAGCCATCAATCCTTTGAGTGGATTAGAATCTATCGGAGGTAAGTACTCAGCTATATACTCCAACTCCCACCTCATGATGAAGGTTATACCGGAGAGTCAAGATAAGATTCCCCACATCATGCAGACTACGGGTACGGCGTGTAAATTAGATAACTTTAGTAAGACTAATGCTGGAGGTAAGGCTAAAGGGTTTGCAACTCGGTGCGCATTGGTTGTGGAGTTGTCAGGAGACATATTTCATTTACGTCAGTTGGAATATAAGAGGGGCGTGGTATGCGACTTGGATAAAGTTTATACCCACACCGATGTGATGGATATCTCAGATTATGGAACATCTAAGATGGTTTGGGGAGATGTTCATGCCGAAGTGGCTGATAAAGTTGTGGTTAGAGTTTCAAAGGAGTTGTCGGATAGGTGTAACGTGGACTGCCATTATTTAGAGGATGTGCTGGATTTCATAGGTCAGAATCATCACAACCGTAAGAATGTCATTATGAAGTATATGTTGAATAAACACGGTAAGGACATTGTTAGTGCAGCTATAAAACAGGTGGCGCAATTCATCCTAGACTTAACAGATAGGGCATCAGTAAAGATAGTAGATAGTAATCACCACGACCATATAACTAAATGGATTAACGAATGTAATTTTAAATATATGGAGGCAGATAACGCCTACTTCTATATATGCCTTATGAAGAAGATAATGGAAGAGGTTGTATTAGATGAGCAGCAATTGACTTTATCGAATGATAATGTGCTGCGTATGGCACTTGAGCTGGTAGGAGGCGACTCCGCGGCAGATGTAGAGTTCCTAAGTAGGAATGAATCTCATACGGTGAGCGGCATCGAGTTGAGCCAACACGGAGACAAGGGGCCTAACGGTTCGAGGGGGAGTATTACAGCTCTGTCACGTACTAACAGTCCTATGGTCATTGGCCACTCACACACTCCCGGGATACATAAGCACATCTACCAAGTAGGTAAGACAGCGTATAAAAATCAGTCGTATACCCAAGGGTATTCGTCTCATTTGCATAGCCATTGTATCATCTACCCAAACGGTGGACGTACTCTTATACATATCCTCGGAGGTCAGTATAGAATCTAATCACGGTCTATACGAATCAATCCAGCCTGACTGATTGTCGAAGGCTGCTACAAGGTTACCACTGGAGTCGTAAGCTCTTATGATTCCGGTGGGAGCTCCTCCACTAGTTTCATATATCATATGCCCATTATCCTTAGTAGTCTCAATTGTCCCTGTACGACTTCCTCCGGCACCAAAACAGAAGTTCACCTTAGAGGATGCATTCTTTAAGTTGGTTGGGACCTCAGTATCAAATTCACTAGATACAAATTGTCCCCCATCCAACTTAAGTACATACTTATCATCGACTGGCCATTGGGTTTCCGTAGGTGCGGAGATTGGGCAGCTCGTGCCGCTTCCTGGAGTACATGCTCGCGAGCTGGTAGCAAACTCCGTAAGCGAGGGGTCCCCAGAAAAATCTACGTGGTAAAGCCCACCATCAGTGTAATTTCCAGTTACCCAATATTGCCCAGTAACTGAGCCGGCCGCAGCGTCTAGGAATGACGCAATCTTGGCGTCTATTAATTCCGTAGTCGTAGGATAGAAAGTAGCAAAACTTTCATTGCCGGTGAACCATTCCACCCCACTAGTCCACCCCACTTTGTTGGGCGGAGTTCCCGCGTCCTCCCACTGCGCCGCCAATTCCTCACCATTAGAATCCAACGTAGCATCTGGAGGTATGAAATCGTTGCGTAGACGAATCTCCACAGCATCCCCAGTATTACAATCTACCGCCGTCAGAGAATTTAAAGAATTATTATTTGAGTAGGTTAATCCTGCTGCGGTAACTTGTGGGTGCGACAACTTGGCCGCAGCGTTTATACCATCTATCACATCCTCAGCAGATGCTTGCCCAGTGGTTGTGTTGATGACACCATTCTGTGGGTCTGCGGGGTCTAGACCCTCTTCTCCTGCCGTATTAGCTCCCGTCTTAGAATCCCCTATCCCTTTTGTAGCAGGTAGTTGAGTCTGGTTAGGAGTACCTGATATAGACTCAGAGCCTCCCGTAGTAGGATTAAAGTATCCTATACCTCTACGCGCAGCTATGGCCGCCTTCTGTAAGGCAGCGTCTAGGATACTTTGGTTAGGGTCTATGCCCACAATGCGTTTAATATCGTCTGCGTATCTATTTCCCATATCAAGATTTCCCATCAAAGGTTATTACTAAGGTATCGTTTGGAATTTCTACAGTGTAGCTAGAAGTTGTAGCTAAATCTTTAGAGTTCCTCAGCGAATCTGGTATAGCTGGTGTGTCAACAATAAATTGTTCTTGGTATGTAGTCCTGAACGTATTATTATTTTCCGTCAACCACTTATTCCCAACCATGCCAGTCCATCCCGCAGCGGCAGCTTGGGCCGGGTCTTCTCCGAAATGATTGTCCAAAGTTATCACACCGCTCGGGTAAGTAATGTTATCAGAAGGTTGTGTCGGTATAGACAAAGTGCTATCACTCGCAGAGCCTTCAGACTTAGACAATATCAACGTGGTGGACGTAACTGCCTCTCCAGTACCAACATTAAGTCTATGTCTAAGATTAAATACTTTACCTTGTGCCTGTACTTCATCAGTATCCACCAACACAGTATGCTTTAAATCGACTGCCGGCCAGATAAAAGTATCTACCATAACCCGTGTATCTCTGTGGCTACCCAGTATCACATTCTTACCTTGTTTCAAGGCCACGTCGACGACTGTGTTGAATTCATTTCTCTTTAAATCTTGATCAATAGAATAATTATTACCAGCCTGCGTTGACCTGAAGGATGTATAATCTTCCCAATCACGCACATCCGCCTCTTCATCTAACGCATACGAGAGGTCGGATGTTATGGTCCCGAATTGTGCCTGAGATTGCGTTGCGTTTAGAGTTAATGTATAAGCTTCGGTAACGCTCTGGCTCCACTGTAGAGTGCCTTGCCATGAGGCGCCCATACAATACAGTTCGGTGTAATCGGTGGAGCCAGATATTCTCGACTCAAACAATAAATTGCCGTCAGTATCCTTCAATTGTACTCCGTTAGCATCCACTATAGGGATACCGATTCCTCTGAGTTGGGAAGTACTCCATCCCACAGTGACCCCAGAACATCTATACCAACCAGCAGGATGTATTTCATCAAAAGTTATTGCCCCTTTTACAGGCCATCCCGCTGCATCGACTGCTGATTGTACCATAGGTTTAGCCGTCAATGATAATCCGTCTGTTAATAATAAACATATCGAATTTTTGATAGGGGACTCCCAAGTCCAGGAACGTGTTCCGTGATGGAATCTTTCGTATCTATACTGGAGATTGATATTTACTTGGTTAAACACTCTACCCCTGTTAGTAAGTTCTATCGTAGGCTTATCTCTGTATACATCTGAGTCAGTTAACGTAAAGTCTGGAGTTACTTTAGGTGCCCACGCAGTAATAGTATAGTTACCGGCCGCATCAAAATCAACAGCCTGCGGGGTCGTAGTTAATCGTTGTTCTACTTCTTCTGCGACATCTCTTGGTTCCGCGAATACATGTGTAGAGTATACACCTATAGTATCAACTACACCAGGCAGCTGTCCGTTAATCAGTTCCGTACGCCTGTCTGTACAACGTAATGTAATTTTTTCCTCTATTAAATCTATCTCAGGTATATCGACTACTCCTGTATAGATACGCTGGTTCCCAGAAGCTGTTTGGATATCCGCCGTTACGCTCTGCCCCTGGTAAAGGCTCATATCCTGTACACCAGTAGGTGGGATCAATGTTACAACCATAAGAGCTGCATCACCCTCTGTCCTGTCGATATCGATTATACCGTAGATTTGTTCTTTAGGTATCTCATAACCCCCAATAACTAGAGTTAAATCCCAGCCAGTCCTAGTAACATGTAATTGCGCAACAGCATCTTGTACTTGCTGCTCCATAGATATAGTCACACCTGTATACTGTGCTTCTACTATCTGCTCGAAGGAAATAGTTGCTTCGGCCACAGAGGATGATAGACGTAGCTGTATCACTTGCTCGAAAGAGATTTCTTCTCCGGCACCTATGATAGCCACTACTTGTTCGAAGGAGATTAATTCCCCGACACCCACGCCAATGACATCAGCTGAGAAGCCATTGACTACATGGGTATTTAAAGCTCCACTATTGATCGCCATATCTCACCTACTTATTCTGGTTTTGGGTACTGTGCTTTGATGCTGGTTACCATATCTTGCCAAGTGCTAGTTCCGTTCATCTTATCCCAATAAAGCATATCTAACTGATCTCCTATGGATGGGTACTCTTCCTCGCGTTGATGTTTATAGAACTCACTTAACTTTTGAGCATATCTAACAGCTGCCACATCTTCTTCTTGGGTTCGGGCCGCAATTTCCTCTTCTGTTAGCTGTATCTCTACTCCGTTCACTATTTTATTAGGCATTTTTCACTCCGTATAATCTAAATTCACCACTAGTTATATTACCACTATCCATCAAGATTTGGACGGCATCCACATCCGCAGCTGACATTCGAACCCCCGTCGCCGTTACTTTACAACTGCCTCCAAAGGCCGCTATATAACTTACATCACTAGTTATCAATGTATTTTTTGTAGAGGATGGGTTTTGAAGTACTACCTGCCCAGAACATGACTCTCCCGCAGCATTTCCTAAATCTACAGTACCAACGCCTATAGATAGTAGTATGTGCGTGCTTGATGCGGACCCCGAAGTGGCTAAGGACCCTGTATCAGAGCTTCTAAGATTTACATATCTATAGTTTCCTGCGGTACTATCATAACTAGACCCATTATCTGTACTTGTTCTTAACCACAGTTCCGCATCATCAGTTGCAGGAACTACATCGGTGAACTTTAACACGTAAGTATTGTAGGTACTCGTGAGACCGGTGAACGCTATGGAGGCACTAGCGCTGGCTGTCGCCGTAGCTATTAGCTCGTAATCCAATGCGCCCCCACCCCCTCCCGCAGCTAATTCAAATTCATCTGTGGTAGCATTATAAGTGACGACATGGGTGTCGGTGGGTGAGGTCAATTCCGCTATCGGCATTGCAACGACAGCCATTTCCTCGCCACTATAATACTTAATTAAACCCGTTGAGAAATCTGTAATAGTTGTATCTATAGCTACCTCACCATCAGCGTTGACAGTAGGAGCAGCTCCGTTAGGTATTTCGAAGCTTGTAGCTCCCCCGAAGTCGAACACACCAGTACCAATATCACCAGTATGTAATAAAAACTTATCATCTATAGTCACTGAACCTGCCGTGACTGTGAAATCAGCATCAGCAAAAGAAGCTATCCCTTTAACAGTTACGGTAGCAGCTGGGAAATTCTGGAATTCCAAGTGCCGCATACCAAAGGCTCCGGATTCAATCAGAAATTTATCTGTGATCGCGGGCGCGGCCGTGGCTGAGAAGTCCGCCACAGTCTTAAAGTCTAGTCTGGTGCCGTCGAAAACCATCATCTCGCCTGAAGCTGTTGGCCCTACTGTAGGAAACTCGAGATCGTAATCAGCCGACAATGCAGCAGGACATTTAAGAGTTACTTTATTTGTTCCACTATCACTGTCCTCCAACAGATCAATGAAACCTGCCGCTGTTGCGTTGCCGCCCACAGTTAAGGATGCAGTAATAGTTGCATTACCTGAACCATCAAAAGTAAAGGTAGAGCTTCCACCGAAAGCCCCAGCATTGTTATATTGTACTTGCGTATCGGCGCCGCCAGGAGTACCTCCCCCAGCTGCCGCTACTAATTCAAATTCATCATTAGTGGCATTATATGACACTACGTGACCATCTGTAGGAGTAGTAAATTCAGCTATAGGCATGCCCACTACGCCCACCTCTTCGCCGCCGTAGTATTTCATGATACCCATAGAGAAGTCTGCCACTGTGGTATCTATAGCCACCTCGCCATCAGCGTCTACGGTAGGTGTCGCGCTGTTTGGTATCTCTAGGCTTGTGGCTCCACCGAAATCAATAACCCCAGCAGGGTCAATGAAACTTGCTGCCGTAGAGCGTAATTCTATAGTTGCTGCATCTGCGAAGGCAGTACCTGACGTACCTTCTTGTGCACGTACCACCGTAAGAGTAGTTGTACTATTGCTAGTTACTTGTACAATCTCTATGTTAGTGCCGTCATCGAGGGTAAGTCTACACGTATCTCCCCCGCCCACAGTAGGTAGGTCAGCGACAGAGGTTACAATGATGGTTGTAGTACTATTATCAATAGCCCCATTGAGGGTCGTGGTATAATTATTTGTGTATTGTCTGGTCATACTTCTGTCTCCACTACGGTATTAATAAATACACCCACGTTAGGGTATCCCGTATTGCTCTGTACTGTTGTCACAGCATTAGTTACTCTCACCCAGACGTCTACCCTATTAGCAGATAGGCTGGTTAAAGTAGTCCCAATAACCAAAGGGTCTCCAGGATTGTTGGTATCTAAAGCAGCCTCAGTTAAGGCTAACGTAATCTCTGTAATTTCATGTCTCTTGCCTACCAATGTCCACACAACGGTACCATCAGCAACCGTGTCCCCGATAGCAGCTGTAGGAAACGTAGGCTCCCCTGAGTCAGACGTGCCCGCAGTAGTACACCGATATACGTATGTATTAGGAGTTGTAGGTTCGATCAATTGTCCCACAGTATACGCGGTCACTGTAACCCATTCATCCAACGTGTTGGTAGGAGTGAGTACTATGTCGTCTACGCCAGGATTAGAATTAGCTTCTAGTTGCCTCGCGGCTGTAGGGCTCCCGAAGTATAGAGTAGAATCCTGTGGGTTATCACTCAAATCGGTTTCATGCGTTAATTGAAAGAGCCCGTTGAAGGACGCAGTCAATGCCGTATCAGTGAAAAATGCAAAACTTAAATCAGCTAATGCCATCGTACTATCTCCTGGTTGCTCTTGCTGCGTCGTTAGTTGCAGTATTAACTTGTTGAACTACGCTATCTTTGAAAGATTGATTAGTAACTACAGCATTAATTATTCCTTCTTTATCTGCTGTCACAGTTACTTCCACTTTCTGAGGCTTGCCTATCTCTAATCTTCGTCCTGTAGCATCCGTAATAGAACCGAAACCACTCATTGATTTCTTAACAGAAGGTTTGGATACTTCTGAAATGATAGTAGCCTGTTTATCTAAGCTCTGAGACAATTTAAGTAAACCTGCTGTAATAGCTTCAGTATCAATTGTAGGTAAGACACTACTACCCTTACTAATACTAGCGAAGGTTTCACCTAGATTTCTTTCTTTTTCCTCGACATCTTTTTTAGACGCGAAGGGATTTAATTTTTTAGATAGTATCGCTACAGATTGAGCCACGACTTTCACACCTTGTGCTGCTGCCACAAATCTGTTAAACGTTCCTATAAGCACGTTTAGTACGTTAATCAATATTGAGAAAGCTTTAATCATACCTGATACACCTGAGATCACAGCCGAGGCCATTCTCTGGGCGACGGGCCCCACTCCTCCCGCTTCCTTTATAAATTGGACAACCTTATCAACTAAGCTCTGCAACGCAGGAGCCACGCCGGCGGTAACCTGTTTTAACAGTCCTTCCCATATAACGCTCAGCTTTAAAGAGGAATCATTAAATGCTTCTACTGCTTTAGCTTGCTGCGAGCTGATAGCAATACCTAATGATCTGAATTCTGCACTTACTTTCTCTAAGTTCAGACCTAATGTATTCACTAATGCCACACCTTCAGAATCAAACAACTTCATAGCAAGTCGTACCTTGTCTCCCTGGTTTCCTATGGCCCTCATAGCTCTGGATATCTTTAAGAATTGTTGGTCAGGGGATAGTCTCGAAAGCTCTTTAGCATTTAGCCCTAACTCCTTCAGGGCGTTAACAGCTTCTCCGGTACCTAGTCCAGCTTCTGCTACCCTACGCACCATCCGTTGTATAGCCATATTAAATGTCTCTACAGAGACGCCAGATAATCTAGCTGCGAATTGTAGCTCTTGTAATTTCTCTACTGTTATGCCAAGCTTCTTAGATGTCTTAGCTAGAACATCTATTTCTTTAGCTGTACGTTTAATCATATTCGCAATCTTAACTGTTGCTAAGGCAGCTGCGAATGCTACCGCCGCTCCTACTAATATTAATAACTTCTTCTTTATAGCTTTGGCAAACTTCGCCACTTGATTCTTCGCCTTCCTTAACCCTCTACGAAGGCCTGCGTCTTTCGCAGTAATCTTAACTAATAGTTCTGCTATTGTTGCCATCATCCACCGCCCAATAATCGTTTCAAAAGTTTTGCCCGTTCTTCGTTGGACATACTTCTTTGTCTTTCTAATTCTTCTTCTTTTTTGAATTTATCGCACCACTTTTCATCATGTGATAAATCATACGCCATCCATTCACAAATCTCGGCACTACTTATTTGCATGATCTCATGTACATGCTTACCTAACTTCTCAGCTAGATAGAAGCAGTACCGCCTAAATGGATGGCCCATTAGTTTTTTGCTAATTCGTCAATCTCGTTCTCACCTATATGATTTAATTTTTGTGCTTCCTCAAAGATTCTATCTAACGCTGTACATGATTTCTTACCTAATTTCACAATATCACTCTCTGTGAATAATAGATTACCTTTGTCATCCACTAAGCAGGACGCTACTAGTTTGGCACGAATGTTAGCAGTGTTCATGCTTCCGTTCTTACCTAAGATAGATGTCTCGAATCTATCTCTAGCGAACCCGGACATAGTAGAGATGATAACATCTCCACCCCATTCAGGTACTTCAATCTGTTTTGTTTTTACATCATCTTGTTTAAGAATTTCATCTTTACTTAGAATAGCCATATCAACCTCACCACTTGTTTAACGGACATTTACTTCTCGTGAGCGCTATCTTCGTTGGGAGATAGCATCCACACTCAGTACACAGAATCTGTAGTTTGCTAGACGGACACTGTATACACTCAGAAATTCGTGCGCGACGAGTCTCTCTGCTCGCCACGACTTTGATAGGTATTTTATCTACCACTACGGAGTCTCATCAGACCATACGACGCTACCAGTAATCTTAAGATTAGCTGTGCCTCGTGCCACATCATCTACTCCACCAGAGGTAGAGACGCTTTTAACATAAGCTGTGAATGTAGCTACATTTAAGGCGACATCATCTGGGAATGTAAGTACGCAGGTGCTCGTAGTCTGCGCTGCTTTCTGTGTCAGCATCTCATCTTGTCCTGCATCATTTGGGTCTCTATTTAATTCTATGGTAAAGTTACCGAAGTCTTGTAGACCTTGTCTATACTCTTTAGCTGTACTATCTAGTGTCGTGATATCAATATCAGACGCTTCCCCGTCAAAGCCGGAGAATGATAAGATACCACCGACTGTCTGGGAGTTAATTGTAAAGGTTGTACCTTGTGCATCAATTGCTGTTGCCATTGTGCTATCTCCTGTTAATTGTTATATAATTTTATATTTACTTCTACACTAGTCATAAGCCAAGCATCTTCTCTAGACACTGTAGGCCTTCTACTAATCTGTTTTACGTGTACGGTCACCCCGCCAGAGACTAATGTTATATCTCCCTTGAAGTGGTCGTATATCGCATCAGCTTTGGCTAGGGCTGCCCCATTACCATTACCTAGCGGATAGAATACATCGATCTGATATATCCCTGAATTCATTTGTAAGTCATCTAAATCCATTAACTCTGAGGGAGCCATCAATAACGTGGGTCTCAGGTAAGCTGTTCCTCGCACGGGAGTGTATTCTACATTCTCCCAAACTATAGGGGTGCCGCCTGTCAGTGCATCTAGTCTTGTGTCTAGGGCGGCTTGCACATCTTGAAAAAAGCTCATACTTTATGAATCCTCGCTATCTTCTCTATGATGGGTTTGAACTGCTTTACAGTAACCCTCACCATCCCCTCTGGACGTTGTTTAGACCAACCATGCTCAACACGGTCCGCATACGGTAAGTTATTAGTAAAGAAGATACTCTTATCTTTTAACTTGAATTTCTTAATCTTACCGGCCCCTTTCGCTATAGCCTGTCCACCAGCTGCATCCTTAGCAGCTAATTCCCCATAGTTCGGGGACCGTAAGGAGGTCTGCCAATTCCCTCTCAGGGAGCCTCCAGTGTATCCAGCAGCAGCTGGTCCTGCCCATAAGGTAGGGTTACCTACTGGGGTACGCTTTACTATCTCTGAGAACAGCTCTATGGCCGCCCCGCGTATAGCCTTCTCTACAGCAGTATTGATTTGCTTCATAGCTCCGTTGAGCTCTCTATCGAATGTTGCCATACTATACCCTTATCTGTAGCTCATACAACACGTTCTCACTGTTGATGGTGTATTTCCTGGTGTTCATAACCCGGTATACCCTAGAGTCTAACGTGACTTTATCGCCCGGTAGGGGGGCCGTAGAGACCGCGTTGGTGTATAACCTGACGTCTCCTTGCTGGATGACGGTACCATCTATCTCGTTATCATCGTAATCTATAGGAGTCCCGAACCCGGTAAACACTGAGTCACTGCCTGCGGCTGTCGCGCCTGTAGCAGTGTTGTAGGCTCCCTCTGTGGTCCTGGTGAATGATACAGCCTCTCCGAACTCAGTTAAGAGTTCTAGAGCCACAGCATCCATCTCGTCGCTGAATGCACTCATATCTAACCCCTATTAACAGTGAACGATGTTCCATTACTTCCGCCGCCAGCTAATAGTTTCCTCAGCTGGGCTGTAATCTTACGTACTATCGTCGTGGCCTGGCCTGCCGCATACTCTACTGAGATAGGGCCAACCGTTGCCTTGTTCTTAACTCGGCCTATATCAGCTAACGGGTCTTCGCCATTATCGATTGACATAGCCGTTTCCATCTCGACATTCTTAAGTAACTCAGGTATATCATCAGTATCGATGAGGTAACCGTCGACTACAACTCCAGCCCGAGGCCACTGTAATGGTTGGCCTTCCGTAAGCTTGAGTCCTTGATACTCTAGGCTCTCAACGTAATCCATAGCTCGTATTAAGAGCTGCTCTGTATCAGTGGTTAAAGTAATTCCGCGCGCAGTAGCATAAGTCGTAAGCTCTGCTTCGGTGACATAACTATTAGCCCCAGCTACTATTGTTCCGTCTTCTACTACTATCGCCATTATTCTTCTCCGATGATGATTATATCATAATCAACCGTTGTTCCGCCTGCGGAATTAGTCAGTCTTAGGATATCTCCTGTAGCAGCAGTCACTACATAACCAGTTGCTTCTGGATTAACAATCGCGAAACTGCCTCCGGGAACCACAGTCACACTAGGACTAGTTCCACCTAGGAAAGTCTCAAAAGGATTGGTTGCTGAGCCGCCTATGATTACATCATTTGTATTAGCTGAGGCCGCAGTTACGACAATAGCTTTGATCGATGTGAATGTAAGTGTTGCTCCAAATGCATTAGTTAATACGCCAGCTAAATCTAAATCATCATTAGACGATGCAGAGATGGTGCGAGTATCTGCCCACATTTGATTAGCCTGATTCGCACCTGTACCGTTAGCCAGTGTGGTGGAATAGTTACTATCTATTTTATGTCGACCAGTACCGATATCAAGTCCGCCCTCTAATAGAGCATCTACTATTACCTTTACTGTGCCGTTGAATGTTTCTGCCATTGTTATTTCCTCTTATTCGTTATCTCTTAATAGTATTCCAAAATGTACTTCTACCGCAGCGGTAGGCGCTGACGCTATCTTAGCCAAGAAACCTACATCTGATAGTTCTTCTATAGGTCCTAAAGGTGAGTGAAACTCTTTTTGTCCATCTCTGATAATTGCAGCTACACCTAATACTTTCCTCATCGCTTTATAAGGAGCAGATGTATCTAGTATGCCGGCCCTTTTAACGAGTTGTAATGTAGTTATCTTTGTTGAATCCACACTATAATCAAGTGTGATTATGAAACCTGTTTTCCCTCTGGGTATCGTATACCAACCTATTTCAGTTTGGCTATCTGGATACCCATTTAAAGATATAGTAGCCCAGTCTTCTGAGCCTGCTGCTTTCTCTATTACTACGTTTGCAGCATGAGAGCCTGCACCTGTTGTAGCATATGTTCCTGAGTCCAACACGTAGGCACGAGTTAGTCTCAAATATGTATAGACACTATCTGCACCAGCACTCGTGCCTGCTGTAACTAGTACTTCGTTTATAGGGTCTCCGGAGGCATCTAAACCTTCGATGTATACCGACTGTGCTCCCGAACCTGCGGCGGTGTCGTTTGTGTTACCCGCCTTAATTCTTAGTTTTGTAGCTCCTGATACTTGAGGCGTTCTGTAAATACCTCCTTCTGATACAGGTACTAACGTAGTATCGACAGCTTTATTCTGTCCGAACTTATGAATTATAGATTCCCCTGAATGGGTATTACCCATCAACGCTTCTAAATAGTATGGTGGGTATGCTGACATCCCGTCTCCTTATTCTTTATCTTTAAGTAGTATCTCAAAACCTACACCTATCTCACTAGTAGTAGCTGATACATTAGCCATTACCCATATGTCAGTATGTTCTTTGAAAGGCCCTAAAGGTATTTCAAATGTTTGTGTGCCTGAAGATGCTATTCCACTCAACACAAGTAATTCTCTAGCAGCAGTATATGGGGCTGAAGCTCGTAGTATCCCAGCTCTTTGAAATAGAATAATACCAGTCGTTTTAGTAGTATCTACCGCGTAGTGGATATCCATTAAATAAGCCGTCTTACCTGTAGGTACAGTGTAGGCAGCAATCTCACTCTGCGCTCTTGCTACACCATTGGCATCTATTATAACCCAATCCTCTGTTCCTGCCGTATTCTCTATTGTAATTACATCCGCATGTGAATTAGCAACTACAACACTATAGGTTCCACTAGTCCCTACGTACGCTCTGAATATTCTTAACCAGCTAGTAGAAGTACTCGCACTAGCGCTGACTCCAGCAGTCACTAAAGTCTCAGTAGCGTAGGCGCCTGTTGAATCTATTCCCTCTAAGACAATAGACCTAGCCCCTGCGCCAGCAGCTGTGTCGGCGACGTCTCCGCCCGCCTTCACTCTAAGAGTAGTAGCGCCGGCAACTTGAGGTGTTCTCCATATTCCGCCCATCGCCACGGAAGCGAAAGTAGTACCTACGGCATCATTTCTGCCGAACTTATGTACTACTTTCGCCCCAGAAGGCGCATTACCTGAAACAACATCTACAAAATACGTGGACCTAGTCATTGGTTAACTCCTAAAGTTAAAAAAGTACTCCCCCACCAATGCAGGGGAGTGGTTAAGACTAGTCAATCAACAAAGCACAATGCTCAGGTTTAATCATTTCAAAACCCCAAGCAGCAGCAATTTCATACTTAACTTGACGATGTTCTAAGTACTTACTAACTTCAAAAGCAAGTCCAGAACGTGGGTCTTGGATAACCATACGATCAACTGCGCTATCACCTTCAGCAGGTAGAGCAGGAGCACGAGTTACCAAGTG